TATTTCAACTTTTAGGATTATTTCAACTGGAGTATATTCAGGGTTGCCTGGTGCAGTTGGTAATGCAACAACTATTAGTACATCGGCTGCACCAGCAGGAATTAGTGCAATTGGTGCCGGCGCAACGTTTAATATTACGTATAAAGTTAATAGTATTAGTATTACAAATGTGGGATCTGGGTATAGTTTAGTTTCTGTTCGAATTGCCGGAGGTAGTGGTGCTGGTGCATTTGGTACCGCTGTGGTTAGTGGTGGCACTATTTCTAGTGTTACTATTACAGATCAAGGTTCTGGATTTACTACGTTGCCCTCATTAGAAGTTAACCTTCCTCGATTTGCTATCTTCACAGACGGTCAACGAACAGACTTCACTGGTGATGTCACTACTAATACTCCGCAAGCAATTCGAGGTCGAGACATCCGCGAAGGCTTATTCTTACGTGGCGAAAATAGCGGAGCATTGGCTCAAATTTTAGCACACGACGGCTCACTTGATAGTTTAGGTAACGAATTATTTGACGTTGATATTAAGGTAGGAGCGTTTGAGATCGATGAACCGGTTGCATACGGCGACGTTACTAAAAGTATTCAAATCACTATTCTAGTCGAAAGTGGAGTTTACGAAGAAAATTATCCTCTAAAGGTTCCACAAAATGTATCTATTGTAGGTAATGAATTTCGTCGTTGTATTGTTAGACCAAGAATAGGAACTAGTTCAAGTCCATGGGCCTTCCGAAAGTTCCGTAGAGATCTTGTAATTGACGGATTAACTACTGCGGTTGACTCGCCATTCGGTTATCATTATCTTCAAGATCCAAGTCAGCCAGTGTATCCAAAGATTAATAATCCAGGTGACTATATTGCGGCTAGCGCATTGATACAATTAAATCGCTCGTTCATGCAAGAAGAAGTAAGCGGATGGATAGCTAATCAAATAGCTAATAATGTAGCTCCGTTTACAACTGCCTTCGAATATGATGTTAATCTGTGCAAACGAGACATTGGGTTAATTATTGATGCCCTAACTTTTGACTTAGAATACGGTGATTACAATAGAACCATATCGGCTGGTTTAAAATATTATCAAAGTGCTAGTGCTCGTATTGCTATTACTACTCAACTATCAGAAACACTAGCATCAATAGATCACCTAAACGAGTTAATTCAACAGGTCATTACTAATACCGCAGTTGCAACAACTTATCAATTACTGTATCCACAAACTATTGATAGAGCATTTGCTGCCGAAATTAATGCAGATACGGTAATAACTGATTTAATCACAGCCATTAAAGATGTAATGGATGGGTCAGGAAGTGTAAACTATCCTAAAGAAAACAATCAGATGGACGTTTTCCTTGCAAACGATGCTTGCCGCTGGCAGGCAATTACTGCGCAGGGACACGGTGGCTTTATGTTGGTGCTTGACCCTGAAGGGCAAGTTCAGGCTAAGTCTCCGTACGCTCAAGAGTGTGCCAGCTTTTCACAATCAACTAATAGACAAGTGTTTGCAGGCGGCAAGTTTGTTGACGGGTTTACCGGTAACTTGCAATTTGATCACGATGCATCAGATGCTACATTTACCAGACTAACAGTAAGCGGCCTTGAGCGTTTACCTAAACTGCCAGCTAGCTTCTTGGTAGATGATAGTGTATTCCGTATTAACTATGTTAGAGACTTTGTGTACAGTACAGCTGGCTCAACTGCTACATTTGTATTAGATGAAACTACACCATTTATTAGGGCTGCTGGTGGCCAAACATGTACTATTAGCAATGGTGATCCGGCTGTTATTACTGTTGTTGAGCACCGACTTCAACCAGGTGCTACTATTATATTTTCAGTAAGTGCAGGTGGCGGGTTGCCTGCAGGTATTATTGCAGACAAAGAATATTATGTAGTTGCCGACGGTCTAACCAATAACACCTTTAACATAACTGCAACGTTTGGATCAATTGTAAAAGTTGCTACAACATCAAGCGGTACTGGAACATTTGCTTATCAACGTAAGTATGAATTGTTGATGCCTGGCAACCGTTCTATGCTGTCAAATGACTTTACACAAATTAACGATTTAGGATACGGTCTAGTGGCAACAAACGGCGGATTGATTGAAGCTGTGTCAATGTTTACCTACTACTGCCATATTTCATACTATTCTATCAATGGTGGACAGATTCGAAGTGTTGGTGGGTCAAGTGCCCATGGTAATTATGCCCTAGTTGCAGAAGGGGCGGATCCATTAGAAGTTCCAACACCAACTACAGTTTATGAAGAATTTAGTCAACGAGCTAAGTGTTATTTTCCATCAGCAACTTATGCAAATACAATAGATGGCTTATTCATCTTTGTGTACGGATATGAATATACTCCGTTAGGCAGTAGTGAATTAGAAATTGATCATGGCGGCATAATTTATAGATACCCAGTCAGCAATGTAACAACCGCTGACTTGCCGGCTGGTGTTGCTAGACTAAACATTGGCGGTGGTGGTGGGGTTACCATTGGTGGATTATTTGCACAAGTACCGAATGACACAGTACTAACCATTAGAAACAACGGACAGATATTACTTACTGGAGATTTAGCTGAAGTTGCTGTTAGACCATCAACTGGTTTAAAACTAAGAGAGACTGAAGATAACGTCTATCGAGTTTTGCAGTTTACTCAGTATGCAGATTCAAATGCGCCATATGATGTAAGCGTCACTGTTGCTGATCCAGCTGTATTTAAAATATTACTAACAATTACCGATATCGCTACAAATTTGTGTACCACTAGTGGTAATCATAAATTAAGAGTAGGCGACGTAGTTATTCCTACAAGTTCATCAAACGGTCTTCTTGCTGACACTACATATTATGTTATTGGCGTTCCGGAATATAATCAATTCTATCTATCGCTAACTGTTGACGGGGCTAGTCCTACACTAGGTGACGGGTCTAGCTTATACATCCAAGCTGCTAAGTCTCACAAGCTAGTAGAAAATTATACCTTACAATTATCTAACCCAGTACTACGCAATGTAATAATTACTGGCACTGCTGGACAGTTTAGTTGTAGTGCAACTACACTAGTCGTAGGCAACAGCATTACTATTAACGGGTTTAACAGTGGTACTGGTAGTATTGCAGGGTTCGTTAATGAAGTGGTCTACTATATCATTGCAACTAATGGTACCACAACATTCACACTATCAGCCTCCCCTGGCGGTTCAGCTATAACCACAACTGCTGGAACTCCTGTAGGATTAACTTACACAGGAGTATTGCCTACGCCGTTGACAAATGACAATCAATTTTATTGGGTTCTTACAGACGGTCTAACTGAAACTGAATTTAAGGTAGCAACGTTAAAAAATGGGACTCCAGTAGCCGTAACTGCATTGGGTAGTGGAACATTTGGTTATGAACTTTATGGGTTGACTAGAACTACTACCAGAGAGAATTATAATTACAACGACTTAACAATATACCAACCTGGTGACTTTACAGACGATTACCCAACTGGTAGAACCTGTACTATTTCTATAGCAGCTCCTAGTGTAATTAGTCTAGTTGCTCACGGGTTCGTTGCAGGCGATGTTATTAAGTTTGAAAGTACCGGAGTGCTGCCTACCGGAGTAACTTCTAATAACAATTTTCACGTAATAAGTGCCGGGTTAACTACTGACCAATTCCAGATTAGTTTCTCTCCAGGAGGTGATGCACAAGACACTTCTGGGACTCAATCAGGAACACAGACTGTCGGGAAAGTAACAGGGCAAGTTGGCAACTTAACATTTGCTGTAATTCCGGTGGCTGCTCAGGAAAGAAGCAGAGTAGCAGGTAGTAAATTTGTGTTCCTCGGAGAGGAATATATTATTGACAATTATCAAAGTGAAGCAGTAACCAATAAATCGTATGCAAGACTTGTTCTAAGTCGTCCGTTAGTCGACAGTCTAGTTGCTTATCAAAATTCGTACACAATTAAGTCTGCAGTGGCTATTAGAACTAACGGAGCTATTGGTAGTTTAACTATTCGTATTTCGTTGACTCGTGTAACAAGTCATGATTTGTTAGAAATTGGTACAGGATCCTATGCAGATACTAACTATCCTAGCGAAATTTATGGAGCATCAGTAAACGCGGTTAACGCAAGTCAAGAAACTGATGAACGAGATGTTGGACGTTGCTTTTATGTGACCACTGACCAATTTGGTAATTTCAGTGTTGGACCATTCTTCCGAGTCGATCAAGGTACAGGTACTGTAACATTTGCTGCGTCAATTGCATTGAGTAACTTAGATGGTATTGGTTTTAAACGAGGCGTTCCAGTAAGTGAATTTTCAACAGACAGTGGCTTTACAGACAATGCTACTGACAGTGTGCCAACAGAAAATGCAGCACGTATCTATATCGAACGAAGATTAGGTATAACACATGATGGCGGAACAGTAACGGCGAGTCAATTAATCCCAACAGTTTCCGGAGGCTTTATGTCTCTAGACGGACAGTTAGGTATGAAAGGCCCGATGAATCTCAACAATAATAAGATTACTAATCTTATAGATCCTGTAAATCCCCAAGATGCTGTTAACTTACAAAGTTTAACTTTTGCTAATTTTCAAAATACAGTAATTACTACACCCACAACCGGACAGCTATTATCGTTTACGGGATCTGGAGATGCAGCAATTAATGTGACTATCACAGGTGATGTTACTGCTACTAGAACCAGTAGCGATTTAAACATTCAGATTAACAGCGATACAATTATTAACTCTGATGTTAAATCAGATGCGGCAATTGTGCAAAGTAAACTAGCAATGACTGCTGCCAGTGCTCGTGTTAATGCCACAGGTATTGTTCAAGCTGATTTGGGTCTAGCGAGTTTTGACAGTGCGCAATTTACTGCCACTGATGGTTGGCTAACTGTAAAGGATAACGGACTTGTTATTACAAAGATTGCACAGATTGCTACAAAGACTGTATTAGGCAATTCTGGGTTAAATACCGCTAATGTAAGCGCAGTAACATTTGCAAACGTAATTGATTTAGGCCTTGCGGTTAAGAAAAATCAATATAGCGGTACTGGTATTTTACGTAGAACAAACGGTTCAAGCTCTAGCTCAGACGGCGACTATGTAATGATCGAAGCTGCTGCTGGATCTAGTGCAAGTGTTGAGGCAAGTAAACTAATTGCTAGAGATAGTAATGGCGACTTTGGCGGACGTAACATTGATATTTCTCAAGTTAAAGTCGATACTAACTTATCCATAGATGGTGCTACAACTGCAACTGGAGGGTACTTAAGATACTACGGATACGACAGTGGAGGTGGTATACTAATATCTAATGGTTCTCTTGCTACAGATAAAACAACTAACTACTGGAATGATTCACATATCTTCAAGACACAGAACGGTGTTAGTTTTGCTCCGATTACTGTTTCAAGCATACAAACTACAGCTATTACTACAGGCAGTAATACTGATAGCGGCACTATTACCGGACGATGGACATTAACTGGAACTAGCCCAAATGAATCTAGATTACAATCAACCTACTCCGCCGACTTGGCCGAATTCTACGAAGGTGATAAAGACTATGAAGTTGGTACTGTATTAGTGTTTGGTGGTGACAAGGAAGTTACTATAACCGATAAGCAGGGCGATCCAAGAGTTGCTGGTGTTGTGTCTGATACTGCTGCGTTTGTTATGTATGATGCTTGTCCAGGATTTAAAAACTTAGTGGCTCTACAAGGTCGTGTGCCATGTCGAGTAGTTGGTAAAATTAAAAAGGGAGACATGTTAGTGACTTCTAGAATATCAGGCGTTGCTGTTGCTGCCGGTTCCGATGTTAAAGTTGGTACAGTAGTAGGCAAGGCACTTGTTGAGTACGATAGTGATCATATTGGAACTATTGAAATTGCAGTAGGGAGAACATAATGGCATATAACGATAATATAAACCCAGGAAGTCCTCCACTATTGTGGAGCAGTGTCCAAGAAGCATTTACAAAGATTAATGAAAATTTTGATATCCTTGTTGCTACTATTGGAGACGGCTCTGGTCTTGCTCCGCTTGCATTTGAATCGTTAGATACTAATATAAGTCCGGCCACTGATAATTTATATAATATAGGAGATGCTACTCATCATTGGAAATCTATCCATCTTGGCGAGTACAGCGATATAGATTCGATCAATGGCATATGGTTAGGAACTGCTCATATTAAAGGGATAGGATATACCGTAGATTTACCGGCAGGAACTACAGTAGATGGATTGCTAATTAAAGATCCAGACAGAACGTTCTTTAAAGAAATACAGGTTGATAATAATTTTTCTATCATTGCTATTGATGGTAGCAATTCTTTTGGGCTAAACTCTGGAACAGCTATAACACTCGGTGTTGATTCTGCATCAGAGACTATTACAATCAATAACAATGGAGTTGTTGCAGCTACGGCAGGCACAGGTATTAGCGTAAGCAGTGCGACAGGAAACGTAACTTTTACAAACACAGGTGTTACTAGTCTTACAAATACCACAGCATTGCCAAGTGGCAGAACTCAAGGTGTAGGTATCAATGTAAGTACGTCAACCGGAGGTGTTGCATTAACCAATACTGGAGTGTTAAGTGTTGAACCTGGATCAGCAGCATTAATTGTGTCAACTGATGCAGCTACAGGCATTGTTACAATTACAAACGCTGCTCCTGCAGGTAATGCTTTTAGATATGTGACTACTAATGGACTAAGCGGAAGCCCGCTTGAAGCTAACAGTGTTAACGGTGTATTAAACTTTTTAACAGGTCAAGGTATAACACTTAGTCAAAATGCTGGCACAGACACCGTAACATTTACAATTGATCCGGTGTTTGATTTAACAGGGTCAGTATTTGCAGATAATAGTAGTATTATGGTTGATGCGGTTGATGGTGTATTCTACGGTGACTTATTTGGCAATGTAACTGGCAATGTAATTGGCAATGTAACCGGCAATGTAATTGGCAATGCAGATACCGCAACTACTGCTACAACAGTTACATTAATTGCTACAGATTCAACAGCAGCCGTCCACTATCTTGCTTTTGTTGACACTGCAACTGGTAACAAAAATGTTAGAACTGATACTAGTTTAACATATGATCCTTCTACAAACATTTTAACTGCCGGCACATTCAGTGGAAATGTTACAGGAGCTGTGACTGGAAATATCTTTACTACATTAATTGATAGTGCAGACAGCTCAGCAATTACTGTAACACCTAAGACAATTTTTAGCAGTGATGTGGACATTGAAAACGAATTAATAGTTAACGGCAGCAGAGTTATTAACTTAGCTCAATTAAAGTCTATTGCAGCAGCAAGTGCAGATTTTACCGAATTTAAAACAGCAATAGCAGCATTGGTATAATCGGAGCAATAAATGACACAACAAACAATTAACGTAGGCGCTTCGGCAAATGACAAACAGGGTGATAGCCTACGTGCTGCCTTTACCAAAGTCAATGCAAACTTCACAGAACTGTATGCTACGACATATACTCCAACCACAGCCGGAGATTGGGCAGGAACTGCCCCAACTACGGTAGGAGCAGCGTTAGACAGATTGGCAGCAGCAGTTAGGGCATTAAATGCTACTGGTGCATAACGGTAAATATACTAAAGAGAGCGCATAATGACAGTACAAACAATTAATATCGGAAATGTTGTAAACGACGGACTAGGCGATGACCTACGCTCAGCCTTTCAGAAAGTAAATGCTAACTTTAGTGATTTAAGTACTCAATTAACTATTACTGCTACAAACGTTGGCTTAACAGGTGTAGGAGTTTTTAAACAAAAAACTGGTGCAGATTTAGAATTTAAAAACCTTGTTGCTGGTCGTAACATTGCAATTGACGATAATACAAATACTCTAGAAGTTAGATCCACTGCCCCTGATGCATTTACAAGATTTGACACAGACAGCGGTAGTATGTTGGCCAGCACATTTGGTCAGATTACTGTTGCAGGAGCGCCTGCTCTAGGCACTAGAAGAGCTGATATTGAAGTTACTGCATTTGGTTCAACATTATCTATCAGGAATATTATTCCAGTAACTGATATTTTAGAAACTTTTGATTTTGGACCGCTTAATGGTGAGTTTACTAACGCTATTCAAATGACCCTAGCTGCATCAAATGTAGACTTTGGAACTATTACTCTGCCTTCTCGATACGGATTAGACTGCGGAACATTGGCTTAAGGATTTCCAGTAATGATAACTTGGATTACTCCAGCAGGTAGTTTAGGAATAATCACCGAACGAGTGATTATAGATATTCCTCTCACAGCAACTACCGATCAACTT